AATTCTATTGGATTGAATGAACTTTCTTTTAGTATTGCCTTTACCCATTGTTTATGATAAAAGTTACCAACACCGTTTGGGGTAGAGTTAATAATTGCAGTTCCACCAGTTGCAAGTGTTTGTTGTGCGGATGCCCATATTTTATCTATATCATCAATAAAGGCGGCCTCGTCTATAATAAGAAGCGAAAGTGCCTCAGAACGAGCAGAATCAGCAGCGGCAGAAACGGCTTTAATCTGTGAACCGTTCTTAAAACGAAGTGACAATTTATTATCTTCTTGAACACCCGTTTTCAACCAACTTGGAAGATTATCATACATAACACGAACTTTTGTAACCAAGTTCTTCGCAGTCTCCTGTTTCGTTGCAATAACAAGAATGTTTTTATCTTGATTAAATAACATCAACCAAAGAGAATAACCAGCAATAAGTGTGGATATACCCAACTGACGAGATTTAAGAACTATATTCCATCGATTATTGTTAAATTCTTTTACAACATCTTCTTGGAATGGATATAATTCAAATAGTATTTTGCCACGAGTTGGGTGTTGAATCTTTGCATACCTTTTCATAAAATATACAGGATTACTTGCACACTTAGCAAATTCCTCTTTGATTATGTCTTTAAGATTTTTATTCGATTGACTCATTGAACTACCAACACTATTCCTAAGACGGAAGCGGCTCCGGTTAAGAACCACAGAAATTTATTATCATACCAACGTGGTTGTAATTCTTCATTTATCTTTTCAAGTTCTTTGCTTCTTTTTTGACAAGCATCAATAACTTGATCACGGTTTCTTAGTTGTTTGAGAAACATATCAGACCGAGATTGATATAAGTCTATTACAGTATCTTGTGCATCAACCACCGTTTTTAAATAATCAACTGAATCTCTAATTAGTTGAATTTTATTTGCCAGTAAAGTTATTTCCGTTTTATTGAAACAGTAAACTGAATCTTTCTCTGTAGCAAACAAATTTGAGGTCAAAAATATTAAAGCAAAAACATATTTCATAATCACTCACTTAAAAATTTGTTGATATACTTAATTGCATCATTTGAATTTTTTATGATAGGTTTTCTTTTTTTATTGAAAGATTTTTTAACATCTTCTAGATTATCTTTTTTTACATTCAATATAGAATCCATTATGTCCGCACGTTTTTTCAATTCAATATAATCATATTGATATTTGTTTATCAATGCCTCCAAACTATCTTTTGTTTTTGTTGAAGACTTCATTTGTTCTTTTGAACGATTGTTGTCATAAACTACATAAACAAAAAGTATTGCAAATACAGAAATGGCAAAAATTTTTATGTAGTTGCCAATTCTTTTTTCCAAAACATTTTCCATTTTTAATCCTTTGTATACGTTGAAACCATTTTTGCTCTACCACGACCGGTAGCACCTTTTTTTCTCTTTCGTGTTACGGCACTTCTTTTTTGCTTGGATGACATAGAAGCAGCTTTTGATGCAGGAACGCATTTTGGATATGCTCTTTTGCCACCTTTTCTGGCTTTACTACCAGCAGAAGCGCCACATGGAGGATGGCCACCACTTTTTTTCTTACGAGAAATATCAACCCATTTTTCTCTAAACCAACCGGTTAATCCACCACTGGGTTTTTTTCCTTCGATCAGAACCGAACGAAAGTATTCTCTGATTATTTCTCTAACAATATTTTCTGTGCATTTATTCATACACATAAATATAGGTTTAATTATTTTTAATCAATATATGTAATTAGTATGTCAAGTCAATAAGTATCTAGCATATGGTATCTTAAATTTTTTCGATACTTCTAAATTTGCTCCGTGTGTTGATTCGCCATGTATCCAGTCTGATTGTGCATATTCATCTTCATTTAGTTTATATGTATTGAATATTGATTCAATTTTTTCTTGTATTTCTTCTTTTTTTTGTTTACGATATTCTGAAATATCGGTTTTGTAATTTGAATATATTTCCAACCAATTATCCCAACCAATTTTTGGTTCTTGCATAACATATGTGTATTTTGCATCAACTACTCTATCTTCCACAATTCGATCATCTATAAAAGTCAGTATGTCATCCAGAGAAAATGATCCATAAATTTCAGTTTGACGACCTGTAAAATTTATTTCATCCTCATAATTCGGTGGATGATTGTGTACCGTTATCCCATCTTTTAGACTTAAAATAAAAGATCTAGTATCAGAGCTGATTACAACCTGTTCATTATCACCCTTTATTATTTTAAATTTATCTTCCATTTTGTTAGTAATAAGTAAATGTTCAATAGGATTTTTTCTATATTTTTTTTCAAATTTTTTAATTATATCCATTTTTGATCCATATCCACCAACTGGATATACACTTATTGCCTCTCGAATCAAACGTTTTTCATTTATATTTGCTTGATCATTAATATATGTTTCATCGATTACTTCATCTGAAATTAATTTTTTTGCTGCATTTTTTAAATACGAATCATTAATATTGATTGTTTCTGCCATTTTATCTCAAACCATTTAGTAAATTATCTATTATCAACATATCTTGCATATGGTATTCTATATTTTCGTGAAACTAAAAGATTTGCAACATGCAATGAATCTTCAAACCAAGATCTAGGATCGTTTTTACCAATTCCTTTTTCAGCCGCAAGTTTTAGTTTATTTCTATTTGCAATAAAAACTTGGTCAAAAAATTGATACAATGGGTTACCAGTAAAGTCTGGTGTTCCATTTACTAACTTATATTCAATAGTTTCTGGATATTGATTTTTCCAAACATCCCACCCAACAACAGGTCTTTGCATTACATATGCATAATAATAATCAACCACTCTAAGTTCCAAATCTTCTTGTAATATAAAACTTGTTATATCATCAGGAGAAAAAGATCCACCATCTGCATTATTTTGTTTAGGGTGGTTATGTGTTGATATTCTATCTTCCAATCCTAAATATATTTTCGCTTCTTTTTGAGTTAATCCAGGTGTATTTGATTGATCACCTACTTTTTCTATCTTCCAAGAAACTCTTAGATTGGTATACAATGCCGTCTCTGTTAATTTGAATCTTTGTTTAATTTCAAAATCATTTATTACTCGAATATCTTTACCATATCCACCGACTGGATATACTTTTATGTCATCATCATTTACAATATTCTGATTATTATTATCTGAAACTTGTTGTTCGTGTTCTTTATATGGTGTTGATAAAATTTCTATAAATTCTTCTTCTGGTATTTCACCATTAACATCGGCCATATTCTTCTCATATTAATACTTTTAAAAGTTTTTATTCAAAAGTTTATTCAACCATACTCGTATTGATCTAACATCAAAATCTACTGGTATTTTATTTGTAAATTCTGCCTGCATAGCAACATCATATTCTTTCTTATACTTACCACGCAGTCTTAATTCTTCTACTGGAACGCGTTCATATTTATATCCATATTTTTTTGAAAGCACTCTATTTGCATAATGTATAGATTCACCCCAGTTATCATATTTTATGGAATCACTATAAATAGCATCAAGTTGCATTCGTTTTAAATCTTGAATTTGATCAAATTCAAGTTCAATTGCAATTCTTATTGCTGGGTTTATTCCAGTATCTTCTTTATTGAACGTCCCATCCGCTTTTCTTTTACCCGCTTTACCAACTCTATACGTAGACCAACCACCTGCAGGCCTTTGTAATACATATGTATAAAATTTATTAGACACTCTCATTTCTGAAAGATTATTGTGAATAGCAAACCATATGTCCTGCGGAGAAAATCCAGATTTATTAATAACTCCATTACCTTCATCCCAAGGATGTACATGAGAAACTATAACATTTTGTCCTCTTTTCATTTTATCCCAATTAAAAGGATTCAATGGTGCAGCAGAAGCTGCAAATCCACCTTGTAAAAATAAAAGCTCATCCGGCAATCTTGGATCAATTGCAATCATATACTCTCTGTTTGATGATATATCCGCAACTCTAAATGTTGCTTCCCAATCTCTCATTAAAGGTATGTCAGTACCTCTACCATGCGGCACTGGATTTGATAAAGCTATGTCATAATTACTCAAGGATTTTCTTCTAGTTCCACCAACTATACCATACCATTTAACAGAAAGTGGAACAGGACTAGGAGCCGGTACGAGCACGGCTCTACCATTATATGTTCCATTTAATGTTAAATGAAACTCTAATAATGTGTCATAAAAAGAATCAACAAATTTTTTCCAATCTTTTATTTGCCAGACACTTTTTAAATTACCAGCAAAATCATAGTTACCAAATGCAACTGCATAGTATTCCACTCCAACAAAAGTTGGTTGTGGTGGTGGATTTGGACTAACTTTTACACCTGGATTTTGTGATTGCGGATCAAAACTGATGCACGGTGGTGAAGGGGGCATTGGTGTAAATTTTGAATCTACCCAATATTTATTAAAACCCTCCGCCATCGTTTTATATGCACTATCAAATCTAAGAGTACCAGGGGAAGATGAATCTTTTACATAAGATTGAGTTTTTAGTGATTCTTCTATTTTTTTTTTCAAAATATTTTTATTACCAGTCATTAAAACCGCACCAAACATAGTTTTACAACTTCCTTTGCAAGCCAAATCATAAGCATCCGCATAAGCAGATGCAACCTGACTCACTGGTTTATTGTGAGGTTTGCCAACTTCTTTTGTTAATTTATCATAAAATATTTGATAGTTCATATTATTACGTTTTATCTATTGCACCTTTGCCACTCGAAGGCCATCCAAATCTACAAGACCAATATCTTGCCTTGTGTCTTGGACCAGGTGAATGACAACGGTGACGTGCACGGAATGATTTTCTACGAGCAGCATTACTCTTTTTAATTTTCATTGTCTTTTTACCACCTTCTCCTTTGTGCCCAAAATTTACTTTAACAATATTACCATTTGGTTTTTTAACATAAACAGAAAACTTTTTTGGACCACCTGGAGTTCTGAAAGGTTTACCGAGAGAAACTTTTCTACCACGATATTCTGCCTCATTCATCATATTTGGTTCACTTTCTTGTAAAGAAAAATGCAATTCAGTTATTTTACCACATGAATTGGTTGCATAACCTTCAAGTTGATACGATGGATTATTGATAACTTCCTTAACATTGCGATAACCACCACCTGCTGCTTTATATGCCTTCACAAGTGCACCAGATGCATAAGCACTTGGCCATACTTTATATTTTCTCTTAATTCTTGCCTTTATACTGTTGTAAAGTTTTTTATTTGTAGGAACTGCTCTTTCAACAATTATACTTTTCATCTATTTCTCCGTTTACGAATAGGTTTTTCATCGACTATATCATTATCATCTAATTCTTCATAATAATCAGTACCTTCCATCTTTCTATATTTTGTTGCAAATTGTTCTGATGCTACTGAAAAGAGACTACCAACCACTATGTAAAGAAATCCATCGAATATAAATTGTTCTATCTTTTTATCATAAAAAGTAGACAATACTGCCATAAATATCATAACAAGAAAAGAAAAAAACATCATCATTCTTTTTGATGATAACCTACCTCGTATTCCACTAAAAGTTTCTGAAACAGGACTAAGTGGTTTCAATGTTTTCTCCCAAATCTTCCTCTAACTTTTTAATAAAGTTATTTCTAAATTCTTCAAACTCTTTTTCTATTTTTTCCAAAAGTTCTTCCTTATTCAAAGGAGTTTTCCATTTTTCATTATCACCAAAATCATTTGTAAATTCCATTCGTGATAACTCACTAGCAATCATATCTTTGTCTCTTTCTGCTTCCTTCAACCAAGATAATGCGTTTTCTTTTAGTTTTCTTTTTTCATATTCATCCCATTTACCTTCAAGACGAATTTTGTGTTCCATATCAACAACGCAATCAAAACACATACCATGAATACTTTTCATTTTTTGATCAAGTCTTTTTGGCATACCACAAGTGCAAGTTTCTTTTGGACAGTTTGGAAATGAATTTAGATATTCGTGTAACTCTTGTTGCCAAACTTTACCAAGTTTTATCTTATAGCCATTTCTTTGTTCCCATTCATTTCCATCAGAATCAAACCATTTATCACCAATTTTTCTTGAAATATTTGATTCTTTGTCTTCTTCGGTATACCCAACGGTAACTTTGTTTTGACTATCATGTTCACCGGCAAGAAGTTTCTTAACATCATCAAGACTTTCAATTTTAATATCCATAACATAACCTTTTATTTTATTATTTCATTGTAAACTTTATTCCAAAATTTTCTTGTTATCATATGTAATGGTCTTAAACCATTTTTATCCTTTTTACTCTCTTTCATTTTACCACGTTTGGTATTGAATTTAGAAACAACCATGTTAAATATCTCAACATCAAACCAACCAAATATAGAAATGAAACGAGATTTCAATTCAGATAATTTAGCAGAACGGTCTGCCAAAGCAGCAAAAATACTCTTTGAACCCATTTCGCCAAACGATGGAATATCGTATCTGACATGATTTACTATCATGTAATATATGTAAGGGTTCTGAATATCTTTGTAAGGCAAATGACTACCACCATTCCACTTCATCAATCTCTTGTAATTTTTTAATTTAGATGCATCGTCTTTATCAACTGCATAAATTACAACAGTAGCGTCACCATCAAATTGTTCAATAACATTTGTTGCATGAAATGGTGTATTTGATTTTTGAATATGTTTGACATTATGACGACGCATTATTGCAAACTTTTCGTCATATGTTAATGGCTTTTCTATTGGATCCGTAATATCATTTGTAACAATAATAACATTATCTTTATCAAACTTACGGCAAATTCTTTCATATTCTTCACGATGATAAATTGCCATCGGTTGAAATTTACCAGGATAAAGAACAACAATATCCTTGTCCACTAATTCATTTTCATTGAATATGGCAAGATTCATTTCTTTTATCAATTTAAGAATCTTATTGTTCATTTTATATTTCCGGTTCGTCTGGCCAAACTATATTGTAAGGATCAGATTGTAATGTTATATCTCGAAGTGATTGACGATATATTTGCCATTGTTCTTTTTTTTCAGAATTTAATGGACTGTCTGATAATTGAGTCCAATCACATTCTTTTAATTTTATGGTTCTTATTTCTCGAATATGAGACCACTTATTATTTGATTCTATTTCAATTTCTAAATCCGTTTTTATTCTATATGTTTGTATTTCAACAACTTCTTCTTCTGTTATTTCATAATAAGTACCATCAGAAATGGCATTTTCTGGAATAGTTGTGGGTTCAAATCTATATGGAAACCAACCATATGATTTTAATGTTTCTTCGTCTAGTAAATAAAAATTTGAAATGTTTTTCCAATTCCTTGGCAACACTCTATTACTTTCTTTTACTATACCGTCTTCTACTAATGCATATTTCATCAAAAATTCCTAAATTTGTTTACATACAAATAAATATGATTACACAATCGAATCCCATAGTTTTTTCCAATCAATATATGGATCAAGTTGTCTCTCATATCCCATATGTAATGCTAGCGATGGTATTGGGGTAAACAGAGTTACTTCCCAACGCCAAATATGATTGATAGTAGTTCCTTCTTGAATTTCATTGGCCTCACCCCACTCGGTCATATATTCTGTTGCACACGTGTAAAATCTACTCCAAAATTTACGGACAATTTCTGGATTACACATAAAAGTGAAAGTTGCATATTTGTTTGTTCTCCAATGTCTATTTTTTCCAAGAACGATTCGTGATTCATCTATAAACTTTGCCATGTAATTATCTGGATCATCGTATGGATGAATTGCAACTTCTGATCCTAAATTTTTCTTAAATGTTGAATATGAATCCACCATTTCAACTATTGCCGT